CGGGCGCTGGCCGCTGTGTTACCCTTCATTGTCAGCCCTCCAATACTCCACGAAGTAGGTCAAGGTAGACTTTCCGCCGCGCTTCTCTTTGCCCATGCGGACGGTGTAGCCGTTCATTGCGAGAATGACGGTCATCGCCTTTCTGTCCTCTACCTTGTCACAGTCAATCTTGTAGTGATCTGCCATTTCGTCCTCCTTACTCTTTCAGGCAGCTGGCAGGCTGCTGGAGCCACTTCAGCGCCTCCTCTTCCGTGGGTACATGGTCCTCGCACATCTGATTCACGACAATGGGGATAAGGCGCTTGGCCAGCTTCTCATCGTCCATGTCGCAGATGGCATCCGCAATGGTGTCCTCGTTATGGGGCATGATTTTCAGTGACAGTCTGACCACCGTACCGTCTCGGCGCGTCCACGAACAAATGATGCTCTGTCCGCCAATCTTTTCCAATGTAGTCAGCATGGTATCGCGAGCCTCTTCCAGAATTTTGTTGTCCATTACCGATACTCCTTTCCAGTCGCCTTGTCCCGCAATGGGATTCGGCCAATGATCTCAAAACCTGCCCACTCTGCCACCTGCCGAAGCAGGGGCACGAGGAGGCTGATTTGCAGCAGCCGGGCGGATTCCTTCTGGTATTCTTCCTTGCGGATGTTCCGCATCGCAGTGCCGGGGGTCGGATCTGCATAATGCTCGGCATTCTGGCTCATGTTGTCATTGCTCATGTTCAAGCTCCATTCTCCAACAGGTCAAACAGCGTCGGGGCATCTCTCTCAGCGTCTGCGGTTTCCAGATAGCCCACGCCGTCACGGAAATAATCCGGGTTCAGCTCCACGCCCTTGCCCTTGCGGTTCATCTTCACTGCCTCATACGGCACAGTGAACAGCCCTGCAAAGGGGTCAGCTATCAGATCGCCGGGGTTCGAGTAGCGATTGATAAGCCGCTCGACGATGTCGATTTGCAGCGGGCAAACGTGCATCTGCTGGCGACGCTGGCTCTGGCTGGTGTTCAGGGTCTTCATGCGGTTGATGTCGTCCCAGACGGTCATATCCCAGCTTCCCGGGGCGACGACCATAAAGGTCGAGGGTAGGCGGCCGTCTTTGTCCAGACTTTCGGCCAGCTTAACGTGCTCATCGTAGTTGTAGACGCTGCTGCGACTGTACTTGCGGTAGATGCTTTGCAGCTTTGAGGTCGGGACTTTCTCAAGGTCTTCCCGGCTAAAGGGACGGTCGCCGCTGCTGCGCCAAAATGCGTGTGCGTCGAGCTGCCACTGTGCGCGGGTGTACTCGTCCTTGCTCTTGCTGACCCGGACGTCCGCATAGCCTTTGCTGTGGTCGGTGGGCAGCTTGCGGAAAAGCAAGATGTATTCCGGGCAGCCTACGCCCATCTTCGTGCCATCTTTGCACTGCTCTGTCCAGCCTAATCTGTAGGTTTGATTATTTTCCCGGACGACGTCGGTCACGACGGTGATCATGCCAAAGTAGGCAAAGCCGTGTTTGGTGAAATGCGAGATGCAATCAGCATGGAACGGCTCAATCGTGGGCATTCCCATACCGGTGACGTTGCCGAACTGGACGCGGTCTTTGACGTGGATTGCAGCCACCCGGCCCGGCTTCAGAGTCCGCAGCAGCTCAGGGGTGAGGAAATCCATCTGCTTGAAAAACTCATTGTCATTCGGGTTGTGCCCGAAGTCATTGTAGCTGGGGCTGTACTCATAGTGATTGCCGAACGGAATAGAGGTAACATACAGGTCGATGCTGTCTGTCGGCCAGTTCCGCACCTCCTCCACGCAGTCGTTGTTGATGGCCACATAATTGGTTCCCTTGACTTCCACACGCTCACATCCTATCGTTCGTTTCAGGGCCTCCAGAGCAAGGCTGCCGAGGCCGTATTCCTTGATGATCTCTTCCATCTTCTCACTCAGCTCATCATACTGCCGCCACTTGCGCTGCAAGGCCAGCAGAACCTCGGTTTCGGTGTCCATGTACAGGATGTCGATGACAACCGGGGACTTCTGCAAAAAGCGGTAGATGCGGTGGATGGCCTGAATGAAGTCGTTGAACTCATAGTCGATGCCCATGAAGATTGCCCTATGGCAGAATCTCTGAAAGTTACAGCCGGATCCGGACAGGCTCTTTTTTGTCCCAAAGATTCGGGTTCGGCCCTGAGCGAAGTCCATGACACGCTGCTCCCGGGCTTCCAGTTCCATACTGCCGTAGATGTCCACCAGCTCGGGCACAGCCTTTTTGAGGGCCTTGCGCTCATCTTCGAGGTCGTGCCAGACCACGAAATGCTCATCGTCGGGAGCCTCAGCAATGATGCGGGCCACCTCAGCAGCACGGATGTCAATACTGTCCCGCTTCTCTTTGGCGGCATCCGAAAGGCCCATGGCGGCATCATGGCCGAGCTTCATCTGGCCGTCAGCCTCAAACTCCGCAGGACGGTCAAGACTGTTGAGCTTGTGGTATCGGATGTCCATCGGGGGCAGGGAATAGCCGTCATCGGAGAATCCGAGGTCGCTCGGCTTTTGCAGGAAAAGCCCCCAGCTGGCGCACCAAATCCAGAACTCCCGCTCCCGGCCCGGGTACAAGGTCAGGTTGTTGGCCTTGGTGGAATCCCGTTTGAAAAATCGGGTCAGCGCCTGGCCTGTGTCCATGATTTCGAGGAACCCGGCGTAGTGAATCAGCTCTTTGTACCTGTTCGGGGACGGGGTGGCAGTGTTCGTCAGCTTGTAGGGAACGCCCTTGAACTTCTGCATAAAGCTCTGGTACGTCTTGCTCCCGAAGCTTCGCAGGGTGGCTGCCTCATCCAGACTGACCGCCGTAAAGCGGTGCGGGTCAATATCGCCGTCTCTTACTCTTTCGTAGTTGGTGAGGATGATCGGCGCGTCGCTGGCCTCTACTTCGGCCATCGTGCGGCAGTAGGGAGGTTCGGCCATGCCCAGCAGGTTCACAGCGTCGGCCTTGAACTCCGGCAGGACGTTCAGCGGCATCACAATGAGCGTCTGGCCGCCCTCGTGCTTCTGGAGCAGCCTGCACCATTCGAGCTGCATGATGGTCTTTCCCAGACCGAAGCGAGCGAAGATACCGCGACGGCCCCCGCGCAGCGCCCACAGGACGCTGACGCGCTGGTGGTCTTTCAGCACAGGGTTGACCTCAGACGGGTCAATCTCGATGCCAGACATGGGCGCGATGTCAATTTTCCGCTCCAAAAACTCCTTGTATGTCATTTTGCGTGTTCATCTCCCATTTTGTTTTTGGTTATTTCCACATCTCCCGCAGATCCTTCTCGACCTGCTCCGACTTGCCGACGAGATACTCCGCGAACTCGTCCGGGGCCATGCCCTCGTTCTTGAACTCTCCGACCATCTCCCAGTATCTGTCGCCAATGCGGATAAGCTTCTGCACCTGCTCATCGGTCAGGCCATGCTCACACCGCAGATTCTGAATCAGTGCGCCCCATGTGGCAGCAATTCCATCCAGAGCCAGGCGAAATCCGTACAGCTGATTCTGCCGTGCAATTTTTCGCAGGTTGGTCGGCTTGACCTGTTTGCCACACAGGGGGCAGTTTCCGAATTTATTCATCTGTCCGCTCCTCCGTTCGCTCCCATGTACTTCTTGCGGCCCCGCTCCCGGTGGCGGTCCTCGTGGTCGTAGTGGTAGACCTTGCCTGTGTCCAGCATCTCGCGGGTGTAAGCGGCTTCTGCGCCGCGCTGGCGCTTGAACTCGGCGTACTTGAGGCAGCTGTCGTGGCATACCGGGTGCCGGTCGGGGCAGTCTTTACACGGTGTGTTCATTTTCAGCCTCCTTAACTTTCCACCCGATAAAGTCACACACGCAAAGCTTCTCTGGATCACACTGATGCAACGTTGCCGCAAACCCTTTTGTAAGCCACTCCGAGTCACAGCAGCTCGGACTAACGCTAACAAATTTGAATCCGCTTTCTTGTATCAAATCAATTGTAGCCTTTTCTTTGTTGGTGGCAATTGTTCCCACGGTCAATTCCTTGCCGCATCCACGGCATTTGTAAATAGCCATTGCAGTTTCAACCATTTCTAGCAACCTCCGTCCTTACAGGTTCAAATTCATCAAACTCTGGGTAAAAGGCCCGAGCCCTGGAGACGGCGATATGTTCCGCCTCGCCTGGGTTCTTCGCTTCCACGATCCAGCAGTGGAGATCTGTGCCGCCCTCGTTGCGGCACTCCACTAAAACCATGAACTTACCCATTGACTGCCTCCAATCTGGCTGGGTCAGACGTGCCGCGCAGACGGGCGGCTTCCCTCGGCGCGGTCGTAATGTCCTCCCGCGACTGTTTGAGAAACTCGACCCGGCGATAGGTCAGGTCCGGGGTCATGGCCAGCTCCTTCAGGCCGCCCACGCTCCCAGCGTAAGTTTTGGCCGCCGGGGGGAGGCTGTCATACAGCTCTTGCAGCTCTTCCGTGCCATCGCTACGGATAATCCCGCCCTTCTCGTCAATGCCGGTCACCATCGGGAAGTTTTTCCAGCTCATGTATTTCTGTGCCTTGCGGGCTGCATCCGCCAGCGCCTCCCACTCTGCATCCGGGTTGATGCACTGGGAAAGCTGCTTGTAGATATCGGCCACCGTGATGGGATAGACGCAGATGCAATTCGCGGCCAGAAACGCCCGCTTCACCACTTCGCCGGGATAATCCCGGAACTGATACGTCCACACGTCAAGGGTGGTTTCCATTTCCTCATCCGTGAGGGGTTTGCTGCCCAGCTTGTACAGCGTGAAGTTCATCCGTATCAGCTGGGCCGTTTCTTCTTTCGTCATTGCTCAAACCCTCTTTTTCTGTCCATGTTTGCCAGCACTCTGGTCAGCTGATCGTCCACGCTCTCGGTGGGCTTTCTTCCACCGGTAGCGCTGCCGAGCCGTGCCTGCTGCTGGCGGCTCTGGTACTGCTCATCGCTTGCAGCTACATCGCCAACCGTCTGAACACCTTCGCTTTGCCAACTGGCTAAGATTCCGTTTATGTAGGCCCACGACCGTTTATTTGCTTCCGCTGCCCGGTCAATTGCCAGCAAGATCAAGTCTGTGCCGAAAGCCTGCCGCCAGCTTTGCAGCTTTTCCAGCGCTGAACGCGGAAAGCTGCCTGCAACTTCCTCGTACCGCTGAATAATCTGGGCGAGGTCTGCATCAGCTGCCGGGGCTTTCTCTTTGCTGTTATTTAAGCTATCTCTATTAGGATAGATAACAGTTTCAGTAATAGGTTCAGTTACAGTAGCAGTTACAGATACAGTTGTATCTATACTGTACCGATACTGTATAGATAGGGTATCTGCGCAGTATTTTCTGAACGCATCACTCTTGATGTTTTGCAGCGAATACTCAACGCCCTTCAGGCATTTGGGTGATTTCGACCAATTGTATTTGTGCCAGTTAAGAAGCAATATCTCTTTCGTTGCCTTGTCATAGCGGATAACGTTGTGAACAGTTTCCATTCGGTGGATAAGTCGGTCTACGGTCTCTTCGTTGTATCCAAGCTCTCTGCTCGCTTGCCGCTTGCCCAGCTCATAGCATCCGCTCAAAGTGGTGTGCGGATTGGTGAGAAGGTAGAGATAAAAGTATTTATCTTCCGGGGTGAAGTCATCGTCCACCTTCGGGTCTGACCAAAAGTTCGGCGAAACGCAACGAAAAATTGCCATCTGCTCACCTCCTTTCTCTCAACGGTGAATCAGAACGGCAAGTCGCCCGTATCCGAAATCGGGCGGCTATCGTCGTCATATTCGGGCGTAACCGCCGGGGCGGGTTGTTTTGCTGGTTCCGGCTGAGAAACGCTTTGCGGCGGTTCTGCGCCGGGGTCAAAGGGCGTTTCGTCCTCCACCGGCGCAAAGTCATCGGTTCCTGCCTGTTCAGTCGGCTGTATCATGTCGATTGCCATCTGAACCCAGCTTGCATTGACAAGGCCGCCAACCAAAACGCCCTCGGCATCGAGATTCCAATAGGTCTTGCCGTTAGATTCGTGGCTTTTCAGCTCCCGGCCAAACGCCACGACAAAATCTCCCTTGTGCAGCAGACCATCCCAGCGGTCCAAATCGCGCCAGATGCAGCACTCCACGAAAACGCTGTTCCACTTGCCGGAATCATCCTTGACGCTGTGTGCCTTGACACTCATGCTCAAGAACTGGTTTCCAGTTCGCGTTTCCTTGATTTCCGGGTCGCGGGACAATGTTCCGGCCACCATTGCACCAGTGCTCGTCTTGATAATCATTCGCCATCACCGCCAAACGGATCATCGTTGGTGTCGGTGGTTTCGACTGCCAACGGTTCGGGCTGTTCTTTTTTCGGCTTCAGTTTGCGGGGCTGCATAGCGCCAATTTCGGGCTGCTCGTTCTCGACCTCGCGGCAGGATGCTTCTGCATCTACCGGAACCTCGCTCTCATCGTAGAGGCTGCCAAACGTGGCCGGGAAGGATTCGCGCAGCGCGTGGACGAGGGCCACCTTACGAATCATCGTTGCAGGCTTCGTTACCCACATGGATTTCTTGGTGTCGTATTCGCTCAGCTTCACTTCTTCGTAGAAGGGGAGGCTGCGGTCCTTACGGTAGGCTTTAGCCCAGCCGCCGACCAGCTTCTCGTCCTCGTAGACGATGGATCCTTCGCGGTGAATAATCTCGCCAACTTCCGGCACGAGCACGATAACACCAGCTTCAAATCCGTCATACTGCGGGTGACGCTCGGCCATCTTCATATAGCAGGTCTTGCCCAGCACGATGGTGGACGCGCTGTCGCCGTTCTTATTGTCGTAGTGGATAAGATATGCCTCTTTGGTAAAGGGGTTGAGGTGGTACTGCTTGCAGGTCTCCAAGAAGATGCGGCACTCTGCGAAGGTCGCATCTTTGCAGATGAAGTTCCGCACATCGTCAAAGGTGACGGTCAGATGCTGGCCGTCCATGCTCTCGATTTCGACCGGCTTAGATTCTGCGACCGGCTGCATCGCTTCGCTCTGCTTGACCTGAGCAGCGAAGGAGCGGCTCTGAACTGTGGTAGTGGTATTCGGCGCAGCAGCGCCAGCGCGTGAAGTGAAACCCATTTTTGTTACCTCCTAGAATGTTGAAGATTATTTGATGCTGCCGAAATCGAACCCGCGTTCTTTGGCAGCGCTGCGGAACCATGCAATGTCTTCTTTGGTGAACTCAACCCAGAAGTAATAGCGCTTGCGGGAGGGAACCTCCTGCGCAGAGGAGAAGCTCTGCATCGCCTCCATGTCCAGACGGCCCTCCGGCGTGATGAATGCGTTTGCCTGCGTTGCTGC